ATGCAGTTACCGAAACAAGATTTGACTCATTTGTTTATTGATTTTGGGCGCGACTGGGAGAGTGACGCAATTCTTACTGCCTTGAAAAAAAGAGGAATTTCAATCAAGGAAATCGAAGAAAAAATGGGAGTGAAGAAAAATTGTGCTCGAAATGTGTTCTATCGCTCTTACCCAAAAGCTGAGGAAATTATTGCGGATGCTATTGGTGTAGAACCGTACGTAATTTGGCCTAGTCGTTATTCTTCTGAAGCTCAGGCTTCCGCTTAGTTGGGGTTTATTATGTCCATATGGGTTACAGCTCAAGAATGCATCGGATTACCTGGCTTACCAAGTATGGTGCATAACATCCGCAATAACTTGGATAAAGCATCTGGTGGTTATGATGAATTTAAACGTCGAAGAGATGGATCTAAAGCATTTGAATATCATGTCGATTGCTTGCCTATAGAAGCGCAAGAAGTAATTAAATCACGCTTTTTTGAACAAGCATTAGAAACGCAAGTCCCTGTAATTGTTGAACCAAGTGAAACTAAAACACCACGTTCAACACAGTTAGCAACCAATTTAGATCTCATGCGTCAGTGCCCTGCATTGCTTGACCGTAAAGTAGGAGAACTAACTGGAAATCAAAAGGATATCGCTGATGCTCGCGCCATACTTGCACAGGAAGTGTTGAAGCTGATTGGATTAGGCTCAAGCAGAACCGCAGCAGTCAAAATGATATCTGAACAATCGCGTGATCATACTCTGCCGCCACATTTACAGCGTGCCGCAGATGCTGCTAATGCCCGCAAAGGAACTAGCCGCAAAGGTGTTAGTGTTCGTTCATTGCAAGAGTGGGTAACGGTATATCAATCAACCACAAATGGCGCTGAGCGTTTAGCTTTATTGGCTCCTGGTCATCATAAAGCCCGTAAAGCTGAGCATATTGGATGGCTGCCTGCATTCTTGGTGTATTGGCGCAATCCTATAGGTTTTAACATGAAAGAATGCTATCGCCGTCTTTGTCTTGATTGGACTGAAACATTTGCAGATCAACCTGCAATGCTTAACGCCATGCCTAGCTATGACGCAGTTCGTCGCGCATTGGATAAGCTTCCTAAACGTGAATTAATGCGTGGTCGTGTTACGGGTTCGGCAGCAACGTCTTTAGAGCCTTACCAAAAGCGTGACTGGTCACAGATACCTGTTAACGGATGTTGGATATCAGATGGTAAGTCTATGAATATGAAAATAGCTCATCCTATTCATGGGCAACCATTTATTCCTGAGTTAACGCTAGTGCTGGATGGGCGAACTCGGTTTGTTGTGGGGTGGAGCTTGTCACAATCAGAAAATGCAATAGGTGTAGCAGAAGCTTATGCACATGGGATTGGTCGGTATGGAAAGCCACTATTTGTGTATTCAGATAATGGCGGTGGTCAGAAAAACAAAATGCTTGATGAAAAAGTTTTAGGGATTTTTTCACGTATGGGGATTGAGCATTTAACAGGTATTCCAGGGCATCCACAAGCACGCGGAATTATCGAGAGATTAAACGGTGTTATTCCATTAAGAGTTGCACAACGGTTCGCTACATACAACGGAAGTCATGCTGATAGGGAAATGGTTCGTGTTTTAGATAGAAATATAAATTCAGCTGTTAATGCTAAAAAACAAAATAAGCAATTAGACACACGTCAAAGTAATGCGTTAGCCAAGTTGCCTTCATGGAACCAGCTTATGGATGCGGTTCAGGAAGAGATAGATAAATACAATAATAGTCATGAACACAGTGAGTTACCAAAATATAACGGTAAGTATCTAACCCCTGCACAGTATCGCGCTGCGCTTCTTGAAGTAGAGGGGGATGATATTGAATATTTATCAGAAATTGAATTAAGGGAGCTATTTAAACCGCAATATATCCGTACCTGCTCACGCGGTTGGATTGAGCATAACAACAATGAGTATTTTGCTGAAGAGCTTGGTGATTTTGATGGGCAAAAAGTTCGCATTGGCATTGATATCCACAATGCAAATTACATCAACATTTACCGTATGGATGGCAGTTGGATATGTAAAGGTATCTGGAATGGTAATAAGCGCGCTGCAATACCAATAAGCGAAATTGAGAAGAAACAAAAAGAGAGATCTCAGCGTCAACTTAAAAACTTTGAAGGAAAAATTGATGCTATTAAACAAGAAACCCGTGCTGTTATCGAACATAAACCTGATTTTAGTGGTTTCTTGCCATCAGAGGCTGCCACCTCTGATGATAAGCACTTTGCATTTTTACAATCTGACTTAACACGCAATAACAAAAAAGCGATAAACGAATAGGAGTTTTACCATGAATGTACTTCAAGAACTCATTGAGTTTATGGAATTAAAAGGCTGGAAGCAAGCGCATATTGCCCGTAATTCAGGGTTAAGTGGTTCTGTGATCAGTCAGTACCTTAAAGGTATTTATGATGGCAATGTCAGTGCAGTAGAAACAAAAATCGTCCAAATGATAGAGCGTGAGCGTGAAAAGGAAAAAAACCGCCGCTTGCGTCCTGAATTTGTGATGACAGGCACCGCTAGTCAAGGCATTGAAGTTATCCGTATTGCCCACTTAGATGGTGATATTAACGTTATCTACGGTGATGCGGGAATGGGTAAAACCATGATGGTGCGACAGTACGCCAAACAATACAGTGATGCGGTGTTGATTGAAGCTGACCCAGGTTATACCGCACGTGTCATTTTAGAGGAGTTAGGTAATCAGTTAGGCGTCGATGTGCGCGGTAATATGCATGACCGCAGTGAGGCAATCATTAAAGCGTTACGTGATTCTGGTCGTGTGATCTTAGTCGATGAAGCTGAAAACTTGCCTTATCGCGCACTGGAAACCTTACGTCGTATTCATGATAAATCGGGTGTGGGTGTTGTTCTGGTGGGTATGCCGCGTTTGATCATCAACCTTAAAGGTAAGCGTGGCGAGTACAAGCAGCTCTATAGCCGTGCAGGATTTAAATTGGAGATGGGCGATAAGTTACCCGAAGAAGATATAAACCAAATAGCAATCAGTACGTTACCTGAATTAGAAGAGCAGCCCGATTTACTGGCGGCTCTCTATAAAGGCTGTGATGGTAATGCCAGACGTTTATTTAAGTACCTGCGTGGTGTGGCTCGTTCAAGCGATATTCATAAAACGCCAATCACGGTTGGGATGATTAAACAATTCTCGAAGATGTTGATTAATTAGGCTTTGCATTGTTTTTGATTGAGTGTAGTTGCGCTAAATAAGAATCAAGATTTTTTACATAGGTTTTAGATTCAGGATATTCGGATTCAATACTAACAGCAGCGTGAGCTATGTGTCTGTATAGATTGTTAATGTTTTCATATGACTCAAGCGCAAGAACCTCAACCATTGAATGAATTTTTACTTTTATTTCATCAAGTGTGTTTTGTAAGTTTTGGTTTGTTTGTGTTGGTTCGTTGGTGTCGTCAATAACAAGCACAGTTTGGAAAATTGCATCCATTACGGTTATTGCAGTTATGAGATCGTCTTCGATTGCATCAAGTTGACTACGGCTAGTTTCATTCTGTTTACGCATTGTTAGCACCTTTAATAGTAATAATTTGAATATTAATAGAGGTTAGCATGGATATCACAATTACAGCAGAAAATCAGTCCGTTATCTCAAAGTTTATGAGTGCTGACTTGGTTTCTAAAGAGTTAACGGATTTAGGTCTTACTGTTCTAGATACCTCAATTCGTGATGGTAAGGCACTTATTCAGGTAGCGCGTCATGATTACTGTGATTCGCTTATTAACCACGGGAAAGCAAGTTACGTTTATGTATCAGGTGTTAAATGCGGCATTTTTAAGTTCGGTCAATGTCGTGTTTTTTGGTCGGAATCAATTCATTAGGGGGCATTATGGCAGCAAAAATCACCATTGTTATTAAAGAGAGCAAGTCTGGTGAATTTGACTTCAAGATCACCGGAGACAGCATTGAGGGAACTGCAACATTTAGTGAAATGCAAACAGCAGATTCGCTAATGCAACGTATTGATAGCGCAATAAATGTTTGGAAACTACGATTATCTGAGGAAAAACGCAATGAGCACTAATCCAAAGCAATTTACACAACATGATGTACCAGAAGGTTACTGGCGTGATGCTAAGGGTATTTTAACCCCTGTCGATTTAATTAAACCTATTGATATTCAACGTGATGGTTTAGTGGGTGATCTAATTGTACAGGCTATTCAAATTAGTGAGTTATTACGCCAATTTAAATTTACTGCATTTGGTGATATCGTGGCCTTTGTTTCACTTTCAGCAGAGCAGTATGGTGTTAGCGTGGGCGGTAAAAAAGGAAATGTAACGCTCTATTCTCATGATGGCCGTTACAAAATCCAGCGTGCAATGCAAGACCGTATTGCTTTTGATGAGCGTTTACAGGGCGCTAAAGAGTTGATTGACGAGTGTTTAAAGGATTGGGTTCAGGGGGCTAAAGCTGAGATCCATTCGATTATTAACCAGGCATTTGATGTTGATAAGGAAGGAAGCGTAAATACGGGCGCGGTTCTTTCTCTACGCCGATTAGATATTAAAGATGCTCGTTGGATTAAAGCTATGGAAGCCATTGGTGAAGCATTACAGGTCATTGGTAGTCGTGCCTATATCCGTATTTATGAGCGTGTTGGTGATAATGATCAGTACGTGCCTATTCCTCTTGATATTGCGGGGGTGTGATATGTCTTTTGTTCATTATGCCGCTAAAGCATCTCATGCAGAACAGCAAGGTCGCTTTGCTGATGCGTATAAGTATTGGGTTGAAGCGGTACGTCGTGCTCGTAAAGATGCAAACCGTCATTGGGCTGAATCCCGTGCTGATTACTGCCTAAAATCATCAGGGGGTCGTCGTGTCTAAGTTAACAGCCCAGCAATTTAACGAAAAGTATCTTGTTGGCCATATCTTTATTTACCAAGAAAGTCGCTTTTTACGTGGTGGGCCAGCAGTTAGAACGTTAGATGTAGCAAAAAATGAAGGTAATAGAGTTATTGTTGAAATCAATATTCACCCTTATTACGTTGATATTGATTCATTAACTAACTCGCAATAGCTAAATAATGTAACCCACTAAAAAACTTAAACTTTTAATTAATGGCGTAAACCCGCAGGGGCTGGCTTACGCCTAAATTCTGATAACGAGGTATTTACCATGGTCGATAAAATGGATTTAGCATTATTAAAACAAGAAATTGTTGATTGGCATGGTCGAGCGAATGAAGCCTGTGATTTATTAAAAAATCATGCCGATGCAACAATTAAATTACCTAATGGCCTGCCTGATATTGAGTTTAAAACTAAGGAAGAACAAAAAGCCTTTAAAATCGGCGTTGTTCTCGCGTGTACTCAATTTAACGTATTACCTTTTGAGGTTGAATCTGATGAGGATTCAAGCGATGAGTAATAAAATTCAACAAATTAAAGTGGTTACTGCCATATTGGATGAATTAGCCAAACAAGTGCCAGGGCTGAAGATAAGCCAAAAGCAGCTTGAAGTGGTCACCACCGCCGCAACCCATATTTGTTCTGCATTTAATGTGGATGAGGATGGTCAAAATGCGTAACACATCAACCAGTAGCATGATAAAGCGAAAATTTATTATTACTGCTCACCCTGTCTGCTATGCATTCCCTTTTCAAACATTAGGCGAAGATTGGGGTACTTCCACGCAAATTAACGTTAATCGCAATGGTTCAGCGGGTTTTACTGAGCCGCTATATGCCAAATTGACTGATGATGATATTCAGATTAGTGCTGAGTATTCTCAGGAATTACAGGCTCAAGGTGTTGATAAATTGGCAGAATCCTTACAAGACACGCTGAATGCCTTAACTGAATGTGACTATGGTGGTGTTGTAACTCAAATTATCGCGGATGAAATAGCCCGCTGCCATGCTTTTGCCGAACGCCTACGTAATCCCGTGATTAAGTCGTGCTTATGCGATAGCTGCAATGATTGGATGCGTGGCGGATGCTCTTCAACCTGTAATGCGTACCCAAAAAGCACCAATAGTGATTCAACGGACTACAGCTACCAAGGTAAGTTTCCTTCCATGAAGTCTGCGGGGGTACGAGATGAGCATCAGTAAAGAGCAATGGGCGAAAATTGAAGGAGATCTAAAAGATTATTTCGCATCAGTCGATTTTCAATACCAAGATACTGAAATTGGTATAAGGCGTGTCAGTGCTGGTGAGGGAAAAACAAAATTAGCCGTTTTTTTAGATGGTGAAATTTGTAGTGGATGGGGATGGCCCAATAGTAATGTGTTTAATCCCTTGGTAGCGCTATTTTGGTCTAAACGCCAAAAATCAATTTATAGCCCTACTAAAGTGAAAAAGTTAGAAAAAATTTGGGGTAAAAGACGCGCTAAAAAAGAGATCCCAAATCTTTATGAAAAATTAACATGGTATCAACCCTATTTTAGCAAGGCTTCAGCGCTTGTTCGTCAATTTAAGCGCATTGAAGGGGTAACTTTGAAAGGTGACTCACTATGACCAATTTAAGAGCACCTTCACAAGCAGCAGCGCGTAAACGTCGCCAGCGTGCGAATCAACGCAAAGATGGTTTGCACCGCATGGAGTTTACTTTTACGGATTTAGAAAAGGATGCGCTTGATTATCTTTGTGTAAATCGTAACCCAGGTCGTGAACCTTATGACCGTAACGAATTGGTGTCATTGCTCTTACTGTGCAACCTTGAGCAGCTCAAGCGGCAGCACGCAAAGTTAGGCACTTGCCAGCACTGCAAAGAGCAAATGCCTAACCATTGCAAAGGGTTATTTATTGGTCAATCTAATTGTTGGTTAACACGTGATGCCCGTCAGCTCAACTTAACCAACGTGACAGGTCACGCGAATATTAGTGAGGATTGCAATGAGTAAAAATTCTAACAACCCCTATATTGATCACTTAAAACTATCTCGTAATCAGTTAACTAAATTAAAGCGCATATCCAAGCGGTTATATGAAATGTCAAATGAATGGGAGGGGCTAGACGGCGGCATGGTTCATGATTTAGAAGAACTAGCCAACAGGGTCGAGAGTTCTTGTTCTGATATAAATGAATTGCGGGAGGAATGGCATGGCTACAATGAATAAGCAAAAAATATTAATTGGTGTCATAAAGGCCGCTCAACAGTATCTCAAATTAGATGATGAAACCTATCGCAGTATCCTTGTTCGCATGACAGGCAAGGATTCCGCTAAAAAGTTAACGCTGGACGAATTAAGTCAAGTTCGTGATTACCTGCATGACCAAGGCTACCCGCGTAAAAGCACTCGTAAACACGGCCGACGCCCTAGCGTGCCTGTATCGCGTGAGTCTGTTTTGCGTAAAATCGAAGCATTACTGGCTGATGCGCAGCGCCCTTGGAATTATGCAGAGTCGATGGCTGCACACATGTTTAACCGCCAAAAGATAGAGTTCTTGACCTTTGGTGAGTTAACCAAACTGATGCAGGCATTAGCGATAGATGCCAAGCGCCGTAAGGCTCGGGAGGCAAAGAATGAACAGTCATCCAAAACCTGAACTGGCTGAAATTGAAGAGCTGGTTCAACCGATTGTGCGTGAGTTCATCACGTTATTAGGCTACCAAGATACCGAAAAGCTCATTAAAAAGTTTGGTGGTATGACGTTTCGGGTTCGTAAGGGTAAGCGCTTAAAGGATAATCGTCGTCGTGAAGTTTTAGTGGAGCATTTAGGCGAGGAAGTGACTAAAAAACTGGAAGGTTACTTTGGGGGTGAAGATGTGTATATTCCCCGCAATATGCACGCGTTAAGGGCTTACCGTAACCAACGATTTTTAAATGATTACTACGCACTACTTGAAACAGGCGAATCCTCTAACTTTGCATTACTCAAGCTCTGCCCTGTTTACGGTGTCTCGGATAGATGGGCGCAACGCTTAATCGCTGAGCAAAATCTATCTTCACAGCAATTAAATCTGATATAGTATTTATAGCGCGGTCGCAATGTAGCGACCGCCATCCTACCTATACAATAATTCCCATTTGACATACTGAAAGCCTCTTAATCAATAGGATGGCTTTTATGTCTAACATTAATCGCATCATACTTCATTGTGCCGCCACACCTAATGGCCGCCCGATTGCTACCGCAACTGAAACCGCTTCACAAGTCATTGACCGCTGGCATAAAGGCTTTGGCTTTGCTCGTAGTCAAGCGAGTCTAGGCTTCAACCCTGAATTACGTCATATCGGTTATCAATACGTCATTGATATTGATGGCACATGCACCACAGGCCGCCGCGAAGGCGAAGTGGGCGCGCATACGTTGGGTTACAACACAGGCTCCATCGGCATTTGTATGGCGGGCACGGATAAGTTCACTGTTAAACAGTGGACACGCTTAAAAGCGTTAGTGACCGAACTGGTACACAAATACCCGAAAGCCTCTTTACATGGCCACCGTGAGTTTTCCAATAAAATTTGCCCTGGCTTTGATGTTGCTGACTGGTCAGCGGTCGGTTTAGCGCCGTTACCAGGTCATATTTTGGATTAACCTTATGCGCTTGCGACTCCTTCAACTCATCACCAATCCCGCCACAGGCCGTTTATCCACGTCCGATACCACACTGATGGGGGCATTCCTGGTCTCGTCCTTTTGCATGTTGTGGGTCACCGTGAATGGACAGCTTGAAGAGTGGTATCTCATGGCGTATCTGGGGGCGTTTGTTATTCAGTCGCAGGCATCTAAATACGCGGCGTTTCGTCGCGATAAAGTCTCGCAAGGTGAATCCCATGATAAGTAACCTCACATGGCAGCTCTTTAAATCGGCTTTAAAACAGTATCAAGGTGCCATTATCGGCGGTTTAATCGCGGTGTTATGTGGTGGTGCTATCGGGTGGTTTGTGCATGAACGTATCACGCAAAGTGAGATTCACGGCCTTAATGTTGAGCTACGCCAGAAAGAAAAAGCCATTAGCGGTTATGAGCAAGAGAGGCGCGAAGCCGCCGAACGCCATGTGGCGACATTGCAAGCCGCCCTTACCAAGTTCAACACTGAGCAGCAACACACCCAAGATTTAGAAAAAAAACTACATGACACCCAACTGAAACTCACCCAAACCCAACAAAAGCTCAAGGAGCGTATTGATGAAGCCGTTCAACGTGATGGTCATCCTAATTGCTTTGGTGATAACGGCTTGCAACTCTACACCGAAGCCCTTGGTTACTGAATGCGTGATTGCCTCCGAGGTGAAGCCGTCACCCGAGACTTACCGCGCTAAAGCTATGCCTGTGAAGCCTAAAAATGGCTCAACGGCTGAAATTTTACATCATGCAACCGCCTATGGCGCGTGGTGCATGGGAATGAAAAACCAGTTAGATACGCTTACATACTGGTTTGAGGAGAAGCCCCAATGACATTAGAAATGGTGCTGCAAATTGCCTTAACGCTACTGAGTTTTCTTGGCGGTTTTCTATTTCGTTGGATGTTCAATGAAATTAAAGAGCTACGTAAATCACAGGCTAATTATCAGCTACGTGATGACGCCCGCGAAAGTGAAAGCCGCTTTATGGAAATTCTGAAAGAAATCAAGCAGCAATTACAAATTATCGACAACAAACTCGACCGCAAGGCAGACAAACAATAAGGAGTTTTACCATGGGAAGACGTACCAGACGCCAGCGTCGAGCGCATTCATCCCCTGAGATGGACGCATTAAACGACATTAAAGGCCAGTTAACCAATATTGAAAACAATATTGATGAGATTAAATCGATGGCCGTTCGTCAAGGGGCTATTTCAGGGGCGGTATCCGGTGGCGTGACAGGTGGGATTATTGCTATTGGGTTTTCGCTCATTCGTTCACGATTAGGACTGTAAATTATGGCTCATCCGCCAGAGATGCGCGACAAGCTACGTCGAGCTTACGTCTTTGACGGTTTGTCGCTAGAAGTGGCTTCAATGCAATGTGGTATCGCCTACAGTACAGCGCAGCGTTGGAAAAATAACGCCGCTGAAACGGGTGATGATTGGGACAAATTAAAGTCTGCTCGCTTAATGTCTGGCGGCGGTTTAGAAGAAATAGCCCGAGCCATGCTCACAGGGCTTGTGACCCAATTTAAAACCACAATGGATGAACTCACTTACGGTGAGACAAAACTCCCACCTGAAGAGCGTGTGAAGCTGTTAGGGAGCCTTTCTGATGCCTATAACAAGGCGATTGCGTCTAGTCGCAAGGTGCTGCCTGAAACGTCACAACTGGCGACGGCCATTGAAGTGGTTGAGTTGTTATCGTTCTTTATTAAAGAGAATTATCCGCAGCACTTACAGGCATTTGCAGACATTTTAGAGCCGTTTGGACAGGAGATCACAAAAAAGTATGGATAAATTAATTCCGATTAAAAGTAATCATGCGGTCTCTGCGTCTGAAATTGCCGAGATCAAAGTTGAAGGCAATAACGTCTGTGTGGTGATGAAAGGTGGCCATCAATATTTAGCTGATCGTGATTACAAACAGACGCAAGACCAACGTTATTACGAGTTGGTGATGCTCATTAACCAGGAGAGCCACTGGTGAGTTTTATCGCACTGTTCCTTGCCTTTTTCCTCGCCGCGCATGGTGCAGACTGTTGGGGTTGGTTTTTGTTTGCTGCACTTCTCTTTGATCTAGGGAAATAACGCCATGAGTCAAATGAAAACCCGTGAATTTCTCCAATCCATTGCCGAGCTGAAGCAAGCACTCAGTAAGGACATTCAAGCCTTCAGTACGGGCTTGGATGCGTCGCCCGAAGCAATTAGAGCGCGTCGTCGCCGTGTCCTCAATGGGGATTTTGCCTTTTTCGCGTACACCTACTTCCCCCACCATATTCGTGGTGAACAATCGTTATTCCATGCGCACTTTTGCCAGCGTTTTCCGCAACTGTTAACGCGCCAAGGTGGTGCCATTGAATGGTGGATTGCCCCGCGTGGTGAAGCGAAATCGTCACTTCTAACTAAAATAGGTCCCGTTTGGTGTGCCGTACAGGCATTACACCAACGTGATGATGTCCGTTCATCGTTAGATATCACAGGCGAACGCCCAACTTTTATTGATTACATCATTCTTTTAGGTGCTGAAACCAAACTACCGGCTAAATTGCTCGAAGTGGTTAAAACCGAGTTAACCGTCAATGCTGCCTTAGCGCTGGATTTTCCCGAAGTCTGTGGCAAAGGCCCACAGTGGAAAATTGGGGAGTTTGTCACACGCAGTGGCGTTAAAATTGAGTCGTTTGGTGCAGAACAAGCCATTCGTGGTACGTTCCACGGCGCAAGTCGCCCTAAGTTATTACTAGGGGATGACCTGATTACGGATGCGGAAGCCAAATCCCCCACAGAGCGTGATAACCGCTGGAATTGGCTATCAAAAGCCATTGAATACTTGGGGCCACCTGACGGCTCAGTCAAATACATCGGTGTCGGTACAGTGCTGGATAAAGATGACCCCATTAGTCGCGCTAAGCGCACTATCGGGCACATTGTGCATCATTTTAAGGCCATTGTAACATTGCCCACCCATATGGATTTGTGGGAACAGTGCCAAGAAAAAATGCTCAATGATGACGGTGTAGCCGAAGAGGAAGCGGCAAAGGCGGGAATCGATTTACCCCCTGAAATGTTGCCTTCCTATCAATTCTATTTAGCCAATAAAGTGATGATGGATGATGGCGCGGTAATTAGTTGGCCGTCAGTCCGAACGTTGTATTGGCTTATGCGTCAGCGTGCGAAGAACGGCAAAGCCTTTGCCACTGAAATGCAAGGCGACCCACGCACCGACGAAGATAAAACCTTTATTAACATTCAATTCTTTACCCAACGTTGGCGCAACTGGCTTATTTTTGGCGCGTGTGACCCGTCAATGGGTAAAGGTGAAACCAGTGACCCATCCTCCATTTTGGTGGGCGGTTGGGATAAAGAAAAGCACCGTTTGCATGTGATGGAAGCCGAAATTAAACGCCGCTTACCCTCAAAATTAGAAGCCGATTTAATCGCCGTTCAAAGAGCATTTAATTGTATTTCAATTGGCTTTGAAAATAACAATGCCTATGAGCATTCACGCCAAACCTTCATTAAAGCGGGTATGCGCCAAGGGGTTGCTTTGCCATTGGTCGGTGTCACCGCTTCCGTACCTTTAGAAGTGCGTATTGAATCGTTAGAGCCTTACATTAATGACCAGTTTATGCCTGGCATTGTCTTTGATCCAAAGCTGACTTTGCTGCTTTCTGAGTTAGATACCTGGCCTGAGCCGCAAAGCGGCCATCACTATGATGGTTTATCGGCATTGCATATTTTGTGGATGATTGCCGTGTCTCGTGGTGCGGGGAACTTTGAATGGCAACCAGTACCGAACCGTGGGGATAGCTCCCATCACGGTGATGATTATTTTATGGATGACGCAGACGGTAGTTCGTTTGGTCGGGAGTTATGGTAATGAAAAGTCCGATTGTCGATATGTGGGGAGACCCAATTACACGCGACGTCTTGCACGAACCGCAAACCTCGAAAATTGCGGGGTTACGTCAAATTTGGGCGGAACACCCCAGCCACCGCCTGACGCCACAGCGGTTATCACGCATTTTACGTGAAGCTGAAATGGGTAATTTATCGGCACAAGCTGACCTTTTTACCGATATGGAAGAGCAAGACGCCCATTTGTTTGCAGAGATGCAAAAACGTAAGCGGTCATTGCTCACCGTCAATTACATCATTCAGCCCCCAACAAACCCAACCCCCGTTGAAGTGCAAGATGCGCAGTGGCTAACGGAGTTTTTATCTGAATTGGATGGGTGGGAAGATTTACTGATTGATATGCTCGATGCCATTGGTCATGGCTTCAGCAACATTGAAATAGCGTGGGAAAATGTCGGTCTTGAATGGTATCCCAGCCAATTTCATTTTCGGCCGCAATCGTGGTTCCAGTTGGATAAAACCGACCAAAATAAAATCGTCCTGCGTACCGATGATGGTGAGGGTGAGCCGTTGCAATCCTTTGGTTGGATACAGCACCGCCATAAATCCCGCAGTGGTTATGTGTCCCGTTCAGGGTTATTACGTACCTTAGCCTGGCCGTATTTAATGCGTAATTTTGGCACGCAAAGTTTGGCTGAGTTGCTGGAAATCTACGGTATTCCTTTGCGTATTGGTAAATACCCAAGCGGTACAGGTCAGGCAGAGAAAAATCAGTTAATGCGTGCGGTGACAGAGTTGGGCCGATATGCAGGCGGGATCATCCCTGCGGAAATGGTCATTGAACTCACCAAGGCATCAGATGCGTCTCACTCCCCATTTATGGCGCTCACGGATTGGGCTGAAAAATCGATGTCTAAGGCCATATTAGGCGGGACGTTGACCACGCAAGCCGACGGTAAAACCTCCACCAATGCCCTCGGTAATATTCACAATGAAGTGCGTCATGACTTGCTCATTTCGGACGGTAAGCAAGTCGCCACGACATTGCGAAGTGATCTCTTCTGGCCTCTTATTGTGTTAAATCGCCGTCCGAACGCTGACCGCCGCAGAACGCCGCGTTTAGTGTTCCAGGTTGAACAAGCTGAAGGTACTCAATCCTCTCAATCTGCGCTCACGAAGCAAGTGGATAATGTTGCTATCGCCGCACTGGTCAAACAACTCACGTCACCTCAAAACACCATTCAAGCGGGCATTGATGCAGGTGTAGAAGATTTAGCGACCAGTGCCCGCGCACAGGATGCCTTATTGGCCTTACTTGCGCCAGCCTTACAAGCGGCGAGAACGTCGTCAAGCTCTGAATTTGCCTTGCTGACAGCACTAGCAGAAGCTTTCCCTAAAATGGAACCGCAATTGTTAGCATCCTGTTTAGGGGATACGCGCGCATTATCACGCCTTGTGGCCTTTGCCACCTCAACGAAAGACCACTGATATGGATAAGGTTGAAATTCAAGGGCTGTTTCGCATGAAACCGATTGAAGCCCTGCGCTATCTCGATAACAAAGGGTTAAATATTCGCACGGATGCGATGACGCCCCGTGACCATGCGTATGCCTTTGGTTTTGCCAACCTTACGCGCTTAGATATCGCGCAGGATTTGGTGAACGGGTTGCGTGAAAGTGTCGCCAATGGGGATACGGCTGACATGTTCATCAAAAAAATGACGCCTATCCTCAAGAAAAAAGGTTGGTGGGGAACCGAGGAAGTCATTAACACCGACACAGGCGAAATCACTCGCCATCAGATGGGAAACCCTGGGCGACTCAAAACCATCTTTTACACACAACGTCAGCAAGCCTTTATGGCGGCACGTTATGAGCAATTGATTGATAGTCGTGAGCGTTACCCCTACTGGCGCTATCGGGCGGTGATGGACTTAAACACGCGTCCAAGTCATGCGAAACTCAATAACCTTATCTTTCATCATTCAGACCCTATTTGGAATGTGATCTTCCCACCGAACGGGTTTAATTGCCGTTGTCGGGTTGAATTTATCTCTGAAGAGCAAATTAAACGTGAAGGTTTGGTGGTCAGTCGCACGGAGCAGCGCCTTAACCAAGATGTGATCATTGGGTTGGATGATGACGGCAATCCAATAACGTCGAATGTACAGGGCGTGCAGTTTAAAGATGCTAACGGTCAGCTCGTCGATTTTTATCCTGATGTGGGCTTTGATATCAATCCAGGCCAGCAAGTGTGGAAAGCTAACTTAGATAAATACGATGCGGAGTTATCGCGCCCATACGTGAAAGCGGGTTTAGATGGCCCCGAACTGGCGCAGCTCGTTGAGCAAGCGCAAGCCAAGGAAACATTTGGCGAAATGCTCCCTGCGGCCATATTTACCCCCGCACAGCAAGCCACCTTACGTTTACCCACGCGCACGGCCTATTTAAGTGACGTTCAACTCATGCGGCAAGCCCAATTAGGCTTAATGCCCGAGTTAGCCCAATTGCCGTTTGTGCAATCAGTGATTGAACAACCCGCAGTGATCACCTCATTAGGTCAATGGCTGCGTTTTTATCGCCAAGATACGAGTGGTCAGTGGTGGCAAGTGGTTTTAGAGCAGAAAAGCGGTGTCATTCTCTCCATGATACCGCTCAATGAAGCCAGCCTTGCCATTGCATTAACCGCAGGTCAATTGATAGAGGACAATCGATGAGATACTACAAACATTATCCCGTTACACTGGCACATTTTCTTGATAGACCACTATGGGCGGTGGCCTGTGGATATGATTACAATTTCTTGGACTGTTTGTCCTGGTCTGCAAATATCTACGGTCAAAATATTCCCGCCATACTGAGTTTGCGGCCTGATGATGTGCTGTCATTGGAAATTCGAGAAATCCCGATGGCGCTCTTCTATACCATCATCACACTGTTATTTTTGGTACTATGGCCATTAACGTACCCTATCTGGGCGGTGGTTTGTTACTGGCTTTGCAAGCGAAAAGTCAAACAACCGATGAATGACGTTCGCGATCATAATTTAAGTCGCTGGTTATATCAGTTCAATCGGGAGCGTCGCTAATGAGTGCCTTAAAGATTACCGTTGATGATAGGTCAGTGCGTTATGCATTGTCACAGCTCGCTTTGCGTCTCAATGATGCACGCCCAACCATGGCATTGATAGCGGATAAACTACTGGAAGAAACCCACACCATTTTTAACCAAGAAGGACTCACGCCAGGCGGCTGGCAAGATTTACGCCCCTCAACCATTCGCGCGCGAAGTAAAAAAGGCTATTGGCCAGGGAAGATATTAGAGCAACGTGGCGCATTATTGAGTTCAATTGTGCGCGATTATGGCGCGGATTATGCCCAAGTGGCTTCTTCCTTAAATTATGCCCCTGTGCATTTCTTTGGTGCAACTATTCAGCGTCAAGGCGAAGTGCGCTTGCGTACCAACCGCAAAGGCAAGTTATTAGGGCAAAAATCCAATGAAAATTTAGCGGTATTTGCGAAGCGTTCGCATAAGTTAGCGGTGACGCGTGCGGTCAATTACCAAATTGTGATCCCCGCAAGGCCATTCTTCCCGATCACCGAAACAAAATCACTGACACCGAATGCCCGACAAGCGGTTTTTGATGCCATTCGCTTCTCGTTACTGAGTGTGTGATAAATGTCGCTGTAACGCAATGTAAGACGTTTTAGTCTTTATGGGTATGTTGGTTCATAAAAAAATCTTTAAACGTTTCTGGTGATTTTTAAACGGGGTTCTGTCAATCTGTAAAAGGATGTATGCTACCCCGTGTCACTTTTTGTTATTTCCCCTAATGTGACGACCGTTCTCATCCTTTCCCCGTTTTGTCTATTTGCCATCATGGCAGCATGAAAAAACATGCTATCGCGTTATTAACCAAACAAGTGCTTCAGCCAGGCAGCAATAAAATTCAATTATTGCCTGCGGGTAAGTTCCGCTCAACAGACATTCGACCAGAAGAATGTGAAAGTTGGGTGCTTACACCTGAACTCGCTCAACAGCTTATTGGTAGGGCTAAATTAGTCAAAAATGACTTTCTTATCGATTATGAGCATCAAAGCTTACATACCGAGAAGAACGGACAGCCCGCACCCGCAGCGGGTTGGTTCAAAGGCGCTAATTTAGTGTGGCAAGACGACGGCTTATATGTTGAAAACGTCGATTGGACACCCAAAGCCGCCGCCATGATAGCGGACAAAGAGTATCGCTACATTTCCACTGTTTTTTCCTATGACAAAGTCTCAGGGGCGGTGACGGACATTTTCAGTGTCACCATCACCAATAACCCTGGTCTCGATGGCATGAATGAAATCACGCTGGCCGCCATGACGAAGTATGCGGCTGGCTCCACCCCTCCGATGGAGAACACCATGGATAAAATACTGGCGCTGCTACGCAAATTATTAGGATTGGCGGACACGGCAACGGAAGCAGAGATCCTTGAGGCACTGACGCAATCCGTCGGGCAATTGCCGAAAGACGGTGAAGGTGATGATGCGGCTACTGCCAGTCTGAGCCGATTAATCACCCTGCATCAATCACAATCCACCTCATTGGCTGATAAAGACCAAGAAATTGCCGCCTTGAAAACCGCTGCTTCCGCTGCGGCGACTAAAGCGGGTCAGCCTGACTTATCGAAGTATGTGCCGATTGAAGCAGTCACTCAGTTGCAGAAGGACATTGCCGCACTGACTGCGAAAGTCAATGGCGGTGAAGTCTCAGATTTGATTGAAGCCGCTATCAAGGATGGAAAAATACTTCCACCTATGAAGGCTTGGGCTGAAGGATTGGGAAAACAAGATGTGGCCGCGCTGAAAAGCTTCATTGATAACGCCGCGCCGATTGCTGCACTGACCAAACTTCAATCTGGCGGTACAGCTCCAACGGGCGAGCATGGATTAACCGCTGTTGAATTAGAAGCGGCAACCATTTCAGGATTAACTGCGGCTGAGTATGCCGAAGCGAAAAAGGGGCTATAAAGCATGGCGATCGTCACCTCTGAGTTAGTGAAATCACTTTTAGTGATCTTCAAAAAGAATTTCCAAGATGGCCTGAAAATGGCTGAGCCTGACCACCTAAAAATTGCGACGGTCATGCCATCATCGACCGCGACCAATATTTACGCCTGGTTAGGTCAATTCCCGCAAATGCGCGAATGGGTCGGCAAACGTATCGTGAAAGATATGAAAACCGACGGCTATGCCATCGTCAATAAAACGTATGAAGCCACCGTGGGTGTCGCGCGTACGGCTATTGAAGATGACAATGTGGGTGTGTATGGCCCAATTATGCAAGAAGCAGGTCGTGCCGCCGCAGTACATCCGAGCGAACTGGTGTTTGGATTGTTGAAACAAGGTGAAACATCCCTGTGCTATGACGGCCAGAACTTCTTCGATACTGACCATCCTGTGGCTGAAAATGTGGATGGTACAGGCACAACCGTATCGGTCAGTAACCTCCTGAAAGCTAAAGGCGACGAAACCGATGGTGAAGCCTGGTATCTGATGGACACCACCCGCGCATTAAAACCGCTGATATTTCAAGAGCGTATCAAGGCGGACTTGCAGTCTAAGGTCAATGACCAAAGTAGCGATCATGTCTTCATGGAAGATGAATTTCTCTACGGTGTGCGTGCCCGTGGTGCGGCTGGCTTTGGGTTCTGGCAGTTCTGCGTGAAATCCACGCGCCCACTCACCCCTGAAAGCTATGAAGAAGCCCGCATGGTATTGGCTAACATGAAAGCCGATGGCGGACGCCCATTAGCAGTTAAAGGCAATTTATTGGTGGTGCCACCTAATTTAAGCAGTGCAGCCCGTAAGGTTGTTGGTGTTGCCACCATCAATGGTGGTGAAGATAACCCGAACTACAAGCTGTCAGAAGTGCTTGAAACACCGTGGTTAGTGTAATCGGTTAATTTCATTCGTGCCGTTCTCGGGCGGCACATTGACCAATAGAGGTTTTTATGGCTAAGGCACCCAAAAAAGAAGATTTACCTGAAGACAAGTCAATGTCTGAAAACACCGCGGATAACGCTCAAAACGTACCTGAAAGTGGCGAAGGTGCATCACTCAATCTGTCAACGACCGATGAAAGCGGCGCTATTTTAGGTGATGGCAGCTCAGAGGATAAACCCGCTGATGACCATCAGGGGCAATGGGCGTCTGTTCGTGTGGTGAATTCACCGTATGAAACCCGCCGTCGCGCTGGTTTTGTGTTCACCCGTGAACCACAACAGATTGATTTAAGTACGTTAACGCGTGAGCAATTAAATGCGCTTGACGGTGATAACTGCTTAGAAATTAAGCCTGTTGAAGCCGTTGTGCCGAGTGAGGACGCGTAATGAACTACTGCACTGTTGCTGACATGATTGCCATTTTCGGTGATCACGAAATGTCTGTACGTGCAGGCAAGGCATCGGGTTCAGGCCGTGAGGTAGATGAGAAACAGGTGCAAGCAGCGATTGAGGATGCGCAGTCCGAAGTCAATATGTATCTCGAAGGACGTAATTTTCTGCCATTAAAGAGCGTGCCTGAAGTATTACGCCGCCTTACAGCCGATATTGCGCGTTATTACATTTATAACAACCCAGGCGAAGATTCACCTGTGACAAAACGCTATCAACAGCGTGTTAAACAGCTTGAAGGGATTGCTGCGGGTCGTCTTGCATTGGGACTGGATGATAGTGGCGCAGTACAAGCCCCTGAAGATGTCGTGATGTTTAACCCTGGTCGAAATATGTTTCGCAATGACAGTAATGGTGGCGGGATATGGTGAGAAATTATCTGTTTTGTGGCCCGAAGATCATCGAGCGACTCCAAGAAAAAGTGCCTGAATTTTTAGAGGTACTCAGTGCAGCGGATTTATCCACGGCAGAAAATGATGACCCAGCAACCCCTAATGCTTACGTGGTGTACAACGGTGACATTACAGGCACGTCCCCGTCAGCAACAGGCGGCAACTTGAAGCTGGCGCAATATATCAACCAGTTATGGATAGTGATGATTTGCGTTTATCTGCCCGATTCTCGTGGTTTAGGTGAGTATGCGGGGGAAGAAGGTGGCGAGCTGATCACCAAGGTCATAAACGCCTTAACGGGCTGGAGTCCAGACCCAAAAGCCTGTTTGCCGATGTCTCGCCATTCGCAATCACTTCCGACGCAATATGAAAACGGGTTTGCCTATTTTCCGCTCGTTTTCCAAGTCGGTATCCCTCATGTCTTTTTTAAGGGGTAACTCATGAAAAAAGTTCGTTTACTGAAACCGCATACCCATTTAAGCAAAACCTATCAACCTAATGAAGTGATTAGCGTTTCACCTTTCGCGGCTGATTGGTTGGTTTTACAAAATATTGGTGAGTATGTGGAGCAAAAATCATCAATCAAAAAAGCAGCCAAAACCGCAGAGCAAGGATCCACTGCGCAGTCTGACGCTGTAGGAGAAGCATGATGCAACAACCAGAAATGTACTATTACGGTCAAGGTCGCGTCTTTATTGCCTTACGTAATGAAAAAGGCCAAGCCTTGGCTCAACGTTGGGTCGGGGATGTAAGTAATTTAAGTCTTGCATTAACCACTGAAAATATTGAGCACAAAGAGTCATACAGTGGTGAAAAAGCCGTTGTTCGTCGTATTGCATCCAGCAAAAGCGGTGAAATCAGTGCAACGTGGCACGATTTATCCCCTCAGAATCTGGCAATGCTGTTTGCGGGTCATGTTGTTGATGAACAATCAGGCTCCATCACGGGTGAAATGCTGCCTGCTGGCATTAAAGCGGGTGAACGTTATTCATTGGCTCACCCAAGTGTTTCCGATGTGGTTATTACCGTGGGCGAGACACCACTTGACCTTGATACCGATTACATTGTGGATGAAACCTTTGGTGCGATTGAGTTTTTAACCGACCAAACCACTGCACCTGAAGTGGCTTATAAGTTTGAAGGTAATGTAACTACCACATTATTCACCGAACAAGGAAAAGAAGTCGCTTTACGCTATGAAGGCATCAACTTAGCGGAAGGTGGCGCACCGGTCATTGTTGAGTTCTACAAGGTTAAATTCGACCCCGTGTCGGGATTATCACTGATTAACAATGATAACAGCCTTGCAGGTTTAGAAACCAAAGCAGGTTTATTGATGGACACCAAACGCAGCAAAGACGACAAATTAGGTCGCTTTGGTCGCTTAACGAACGTTAAGGAGCGCTAAGTCATGAGTCAGAGTCTCGCCACCTTATTACCGAATCAAACCGTCATTGTTGGCGGTGTCGAAGTGGAAGTCCATGAGTACACCTTAGCGGAGCAACTCAAACACCGTACCACCTTAAAAACGATTAGTCAGGGACTTAAAGCCCTGTTTGACGCGTCACCCGATGGCAATATTTCACTGGATGACCTGTATGACTTTTTAGGTGATCACTTCGATGTTGTTTTGCAGGCCGTGTCTATTGCCTGCCGTCAACCCTTGGACTGGGTATCGGCACTTTCCGGTGATGATAGCGAGACTCTGTTAATGACTTGGTGGGGTGTCAATGCCCCTTTTTTTCTGCGCGAGGCGGTCAAGCCCGAAATGGAGCGGCTGATCAAGCAGGCCGTCAAGAGCCAGTCGATTGGGCCAGTGTCTTCGCTTGCCTCATCGAGCACGGGCACGACTTCCGCGCACTCCCGCACTACACCGCCCGCCAGTTAACGTTGTTTTACAACGAGGCGCAAAAACGCGAGTTAACGGAACGGCAAAATCGCACACAGGATATGGCGTACAGCCAAACCAATAGCAACACGATCACAAGTTATTTGAATCGGTTTAAACAGATTTTAAACGGGCTTTAAAGCCCCTTTAAGGGTGAGTCATGGCAAATTCCAACGATTTAGAGCTGAGTTTAAAAATCCAATCGGATTTTAAAGCCGCGAAAGCGGATATTAAGCAGCTCGAAGAAGCCTTACAGGCGACCAGTGACCAAAGTGCCGCCCGTATTGCAAAAGAAATTGCAGACTCACAAGCCCTGACAGCCGCTCAATCAGAAGCGTTTAATCGCCACCATAAGAGCACCAAAACCAAAGAAGAAATTGAAGCCGAAGCCGCTGAAGCGACCGCCAAGCATGAAAAAGAGGTGCAAAAGCTTGCGGCGGGCTTGAATAAGCTCCTTGAAACCATCGACCCTACGCTCAAAGGGTTAAATAGCCTCGATGAGATGGAGTCTAAGCTTGCTGCCTCTCATAAGGCGGGGCTTATTGATGAAGAAACCTATCGCGATAACCTCAAGCGCATTATGGCGCAACGTGATGCGCTCGGTAAGATTTCCGATGGCGCGGCAGGTTTTAAAGCCGTTGACCAAAGCGCCAAACAAGCAGGCCGTACCATTGATGAAACAGGCAATAAAACGAATGGCCTTGCGGAGCAATTTAACCGCTTAAAAAACACTGCGATTGCGATCACGGGTATTTCCTTTGGGGCAAGCTTTATTCGCGGTCTGGCACAAACGGCCGATGAATACAGTAACCTCAATGCCCGTATCAAATTGGTAACTTCCTCTAATGAGCAAGCCAGACTCACCTTCCAATCGGTCATTCGTTTGTCGAATGAAAGTAGCCAAAGCATTGCCTCAACCACCGAGCTTTACACGCGCTTAGCCCGCGCCATGAAGGATTCAGCCAGCCAATCAGAGCTACTTCAGGTCACCAGTACCATCAATAAAGCGGCAGTGGTATCGGGGGCGACCACACAAGAGGCGTCGGGTGCCATTATCCAATTAAGTCAAGCCTTAGCCTCTGGCGTTCTACGCGGCCAAGAGTTTAACTCCGTGGCTGAACAGATGCCCCGCATCATGGAAATGTTACAAAAATCATTGGGTAAAACCCAAGGCGAATTACGCAAAATGGCTGAGCAAGGGTTATTAACCTCGTCGGTGGTCTTTAAAGCCTTGAAAGATGGTGCCTCCGAAATTGATGCTGAATTTGCACAAATGCCGTTGACCATTTCCCGTGCAACGGCACAACTGGCGAATGGTTGGGTGGAGTTCGTGGGCGGCACCAATGATGCTTTGGGTGTCACGAAATTGTTTGCCTCGGTGATTTCGGGACTTGCTGGTAATTTATCCACCTTAGCCACGGCCGCGGTGGCAGTTTCCGTGGTGATTGCGGGCCGTAAAGTCGCCGCGCTATTAAGTGCAGCCCAAGCGGCACGCGTTGAACGCCTTGAAACGGTGTTATTAGCGGAAGCCGAAATGGCGCAATCAAAAGCCGCCGTGGCTGCCGCACAAGCCGAACTTGCCCGCGTTAATGCTAGCCGTAAGTCTAATATCCCCCAACGTGTGCAGGCTGAACAGGCACTGACCGCCGCATTAAATCAACAAGCTATCGCCGAAAAGAATCTTGCCGCGGCAAAATTGGGCGCGCCAAACCTTCAACAAGGGCTACTAGGCCGTATGGGCAGTGGTTTAATGGGGGTGCTTGGTGGCCCAATGGGTATTGCCATCACAGGTGTTACTTTAGCCGTGGGCGGGTTAACCAGTGCGTATGCTGCCGCACAAGAGCAAGAACGCGCTTTGGAGCAACAGCACCGCCAAACGATCCAAACGCTTGACGACCAAACCCATAAAACTTATGCGCTTATCGATGCGCAAGGTAAGTTACGTCAAGGTGTCTCAACAGGGGATGCACTCTCGCAGCAAAAGAGCAACGCCAACGCCCTCTCAGAGGATGTGAAATCCTTGCAAAAGCTGCAAGGGGAAGCCGCTAACCTCAAAGCACAAATTGACACACTCATGACCTTACCCACGGACAGTGCAGGTATTGCGCTGCCGCCATTGTTGGAAAAATGGAAAGCCGTTAATCAACAAATTGAAGAGCTTCAGCCGAAGTATGAGCAATTAAACGACGCCCAAGTCAAGTTGTCGGATGAATTGGATAATCGCCAATTGCGTATTTTGGACTCCCTGAATGAAAAAGGGATCACCTATCGCGAAGTCTTAGACAATATGTTTGCTCAGGGGCCAATGCCAGGCACCAACTACATGACTGAGTTGGATAAATTATCCCTCGATACTGAGCAATCCTTGGTGAAGTTATCGGCTGAGATGGACGCCTTACAACCTAAACTGGAGAAGGATTTAGCCAATGCGACGTATACCGCGGCTCAGCAACTGGAGCTTTTGCGCGACAAGATTATTCAGGCTGCTTCAGCGGCTGGACGTACCGAGGAAATCGACGGGTTACGGGAGCGTTTCGAGAAGCTCATTGATTTACAACATAAGATTGACAAAGCGAATGAGGATAAACGTTCTGCGTCATCCGCAGCACGTCAAGCGGAGTCGGCAGCCAAGGCGACAGAAAGCTACGTTAAGGGGCTGGAAAAGCAAGCAGCCACGATGGGCAAAACGCAAGCGCAAGTGCGCGCGTATGAATTGGCCGAACGTGGGCTAAGGGGCGCCTTACTGCAACGGGCACAAGCCGCCCTTGCGGTGATTGCCGCCGAAGAGCGTAAGCAAGTGACCGATGCGAACGCGGCGAAAAATGCGCAGCTTCAGGCGCAATTTATGCAAGCCAGTGGTGATGAACTCGGTGCAACGTTGTTAACGCTTCGAACCAGTACCAATGCTTTGCGTAAAGAGTTTACCCAAACAGGCAATGCGGAAGGGTTAGCCTGGTTAGATAAGTTACTCCCTGCGCAGGAAGCGAAAGCCCGCGCGGATGCGCTCAAGGCTGAAATTGACCGCATTCAACAACTGCGCAATCAACAAGAAAGTCGTATCCAAACGCAAGTCGATGTGGGACTGATTTCTGAGTTGAACGGCCGTCGTCAATTGGTTGAACTGCATCAACAAGTCGGCCAGCAATTACAGCAACATTTACCCCTCATGCACGAGATGGCGCAGTTACCAGGTGAAACAGGCCATCAAATGCAAGCCATGCTGGCTGAGCTGGAGAATGAATTGCTTGTCTTGCAATCTACCACGGATGAGTTAGTTAGTGCGTTTAAGGATGGCTTCCAAGATGGGGTTGAAAACACCCTCAATGGTTTGGCTAACGGCACATTGGCGCTGAGTGATGCGGTGCTGAACTTGGGTAAAAGTGTGGTGAGTGCCATGGCACAAGTCGCGTCGCGTAATCTGGCATCGATGGCCATGGAAGGCCTTGGCGGACTTTTTAGCAGTAGTGCAGATACCGCCGCCAAAACCGCCTCGGACACCGCAGGCGCGGGCATGTACGCCACCTCAATCACCACCGCATCCACCACAGGTGCGACAATGTATGCGACTGCTTTTACCGCAGGCACGACTGCCCTAACGACCGCATTAACCGCTTCATTTGCCGCTGGCGCGACGGCGTTGGCAACGGCCATTGGCACCGCCAGTGCCGCAGGTGGCGCTTCAAGTGCCTTTAGTGCTGGCCTAAAAGGGTTAGGAATGGGCTTTGCAGAAGGCGGTCATGTCACTGGCCCTGGTACAAAAACCTCCGACAGTATTTTGACACGATTGTCCGATGGGGAATTTGTGATCAAGGCGGCAGCCGTTGATAAATGGGGATTAAGTTTTCTTCATGCCATTAATCAAGGCGTCTTGCCAGGCTTTGCGGATGGCGGCCTGGTGTCTGCCCCGCGCTTTAATGCGCCTAAATTGCCATCACCGTTGGCGCTACCTGAGACACAAAGCACGGGTGCATCCCCCGTTAATCTGCAACAAAAACTCATCCTTGATCCGAATGAGGTATTGAGTTCAGCCATGAATAGCGTGGCGGGTGAGCGCACGTTTATGACGTTTGTCACCAGTCATAAAGAAACCTTACGCCAAGCCTTGGGGGTAGATTAATGAACCCATTATGGATGTATTCACCTGATTGGTCAGAGCGTGTAACCGAAACGCTCTCTTGGAAAACGGATGTGCATATTTCGCCTACGGGTGCCGAGCAGCGCGTGGCAAGGCGCATGACGCCCCGTCGCCAGTTTGAGTTTTCCGTGTTAGTCGGTGATGTGGCGCGTCAACAGCTTGAAAATCAACTCGCCATGCACGGCGCAGGCGTTTGGTCACTGCCGTTATTTACGGAAGGCGCATTACTGCAAAACGATTTAGCGGTCGGGCAAACGGTGATTGCGTACCCTCACGCTGATGTATTGTTAGCGGGTATCAGTCACCTTTATCTGGTGCAACATGAGCAAGTGGCACTATTACCGATTATCGCGTTGTCGGCGGATACAGTTACCGTTTCCGCGTTAAATCAAGTCTGGTACGCGGGTGCGGTAATATATCCCGTTGCGTTAGCCATGCTGACCGACATGCCGCCTATCACGCGCTTTACGGATTCACTTTCACGGCTGCAATGCCGTTTCCGATTGCAGCAAGCCAACCCGTTCTCGGCATCGATGCCACCAGTAAGTTATCGCGGTTTTCCTGTATGGGATTTTCCTGCCGATTGGCAAGAAGACCGTAAAGCCGAGTACCAACGCCAATTGTTAGAACTGGATAACGGCTACGGCTTGCCATTTCGGACGGATACGGCCAAACGCGCATTTTACCTTCAGCACCATCAATGGCTCTTGGCGGGTATCGAAAATCAAGTGCTATTGCGTCAGCGCTTAATGGCGTTACGAGGTCGTCAGCGTGCGGTGTGGGTCTCGCATCAAACCGACGACTTAACGACTATTGCGGTGAACGGGCATCAACTCTCGGTCATCAACACGGGGTTATCGCTTATTCAATATCAACAGGGTCGCCGCGATTTAGCGGTGCAGCTCGTTGACGGCTCATTGATTTATGGTCGCATAGTGAACATGCAGCAAATCGGTGAGTTTGAGCAGCTTCAGCTTGATGTGGCATTGCCAGCTATCGAGTACATCCAATGCATCAGCTTTATGACCTTATGCCGCCAAAACACGGATGACATAACGATTACGTATCACAGTGGCCGTGATGGTGTGGCTGAGGTTTCAACCGTTTTTAGAGGAGTTCGTGATGAGTTGGAATAAGCATGAATATTCAACCGCCAATGGCTTGCCTGTCTCCTTGTATGCCTTTATGCGCAATGATGCCAAAGGCTTTTACTACACCAATGCCGACCAAGCCATTGAGCTGGATGGCAAAACGTGGTTGCCATTGGCCATCAGTGATAACGGCATTCGTACAGGTGAAGGCGGTAGCCTTGAAGTGACAGTCCCGTCAGTGTCGGAGGTGGCGCAATTGTTCCGTGGTGTACCGCCATCCAGCCCCCTGAGAGTGCTTATTCACCGTTGGCATGTCGAAGATGACACGGGCGAGTTTCGCACCGTGTGGCTTGGCACCATCAAAGAAGTTAAACGCCAAAGCGCTGACCAAACCAAACTCATTACCGCGAGCGTCGGCAGTACCTTTACCCGTAGCGGTTTACGCCTGACCTATGGTCGTGCCTGTCCGTATGCGCTGTATGACCATCATTGCCGCGTTAATCCGCTCACCGTGATGGCGCCTTCCGTGCCGATTGTGTCCCTCGATGGTGCCACTATCACGGTTGCGTTCCCTGGCTCATTTGCCGAGGGCTATTTTAGCGGAGGTTACATCGAATGGGACGATGACGGTTACACCGAACGCCGTGGCCTGCGCGTTCATAGCGGAAACCAGTTGTCCTTGTTTGGTGGCACTGATCGCCTTGCCGTTGGTATGAAAGTCAATCTGTTCCCAGGCTGTGACCGCACCATTCAGACGTGTAATGACAAATTCAATAACACACTGAACTATGGCGGCCAACCGCACATGCCAGGGAAATCCCCTTACGAAATTATGAAGTTATTTTAAGGAGAATCCTATGTGGTGGACGGTAGCAAAATATGTGGCGGTGATTGTGGCCTCGTATTTTTTAAGCACAGTCATGGCCCCCAAACAACGTTCGTCAAAACCTGAAGCGGCTTCTTCAGAAGATTGGGATTACCCACAACCGAAAGAAGGTACGCCGCAATGTGTGTTTTTTGGGGATTGCTGGACAGATGACTGGTTTGTTTTGGCGTATGGCAATTACGACTATGAAGCTATTCGTAAGTAGAGGTGTGTAATGAAAATAACCATGAATGATATTCGCCGTGGCGGTGGTTGTGCTTTGGGGTTGAGAGCATTTTTCAAGCGTTACAACCTCGATTTTGATGCCTTTATTCGCGATAAATTTATTGATTCTGAAACCTTACGCGGTACGGGGGATGCCTTGGCTATTTATATTATTGAACAGGCTGAAGCACGCCAAGGAGAGATTGATGGGTAGCGGCGGTAAAGGTGGTGGCAGCAAAAAACAAACCGTTGGGTATACCTATTATTGGGATATTCAAGCGGGTTTGGGGCGTGGGCCAGTCGATGAGATTGTGGCGATTTCGGCTGACAAGAAAACCGTGTTTGCAGGCACCCAAGGCCAAATCAGTGAAAGCACCTCGGTCTATATCGATAAGCCAAATCTCTTTGGGGGTACAGATACAGGCGGTGAAGGCGGCATTCGCGGCACGCTTGAAGTGATGATGGGCGAGCCTGACCAAACGCCTACAGAGCGCTTACGCAAATTATTGACAGGTTTGGTGCCTGGTTTTCGTGGCCTTGTGACTACCTTATTTTCAGGGATGGTGAGCAGCTATGCCGCGTCACCCAAACCGTGGTCATACCGTGTGCGTCGTGGGCTTAAGGGGTGGGATGGTGAGGTTTGGTATCCCGAAAAAGCTTTTATTATGTTGTCGAATCCTGAAGGCCAACTGGATGATGAAGCCAGTCTAACCCCTGAGCAAATCCAAAATCTACGCACCATTTATGCGTATAACGCGGCACATATTTTGGTGGAGTGCGCCACCAATCGTGATTGGGGGCGTGGTCTATCACTGGATGATTTAAACCTCGACAGCTACCGCAAAGCGGCAGATACCTTACACCGTGAAGGCTTTGGTTTGTGCTTGCGTTACAACCGTCAAACCAGTTTAGATAATTTCGTGCAGCAAATATTAGATCATATTGGCGCAGCCCAATACGGGGATTTAAACACGGGTAAATTGGTGTTAAGGCTACTTCGTGATGATTACAATGTCGATGAGTTACCTTTGTTTACTTATGACAACGGCATTATTGCCGTACAAGACGATGACAGCACCAGCAGTGATGCGGCACCCAATGAACTCGTCATCACTTACCACGACCCTGTGACCCATACCGATGGCGAGGTGCACGCCCAAAATTTGGGGGCAATTCAGTCGGTGGGGTTAATCTCCAGTAGTACAGAATACATGGGTATTCCGACGCATGAACTGGCCGCACGAGCCGCACAACGTGACCTCGAAGTGAGTGCTTCAGGGTTAACCCGTTTAATTTTAGAGTTTGATCGTCGTGGTGGTGTGTTAGCGCCTGCGTCGGTGTTTCGTGTGCATTTGCCTGACCGCAACATCGATAACATGGTGTTGCGTGTGGGGTCGATTGAAGAGCGTGATAACGGCAGCTTAAAAATCAAAGCGGTGCAAGATGTGTTTGGCTTACCTGCCACCTCATACAGTAGTGGCGGCCAAGGTAGTACGTGGGTGCCACCCGATAGCGCAGCGCAACCCATTACCGATAGTCACGCTTTTGAAGTGCCTTATGTGTTATTGGCGCGTCAATTATCGGCCGCGGATTTGGATTATCTTCATGCCGCATCAAGCTACTTATCAGTGATGGCCACCAAACCCAATAACATGGCCATTAGCTACTTATTGCAAACCCAAAGTGACGGCATGGAGTGGCAGACCGTCAGTGAGCCTGATTGGACACCTAGCGGCATTTTACGTCAAGCGGTGAATGCGCTCGATACCCAACTCTTGATTGAATCTAATTTAGTGCCAACGGTTGGCAGCCCTGCGTGGTTGGGTGATGAGCTTATCCGCATTGATGCGGTGGATGAAGGAAATAAAACCCTGATTGTCGGGCGCGGCTGTGGTGACACGCTCCCTGTTCATCACAATGGCGGAACGGTATTACGTTTCTTGTCTGAAGGGATTGAAGGCAGTACGCAAGAGTATTTGGAAAGCGAATCCCTCAATTGGCGCTTGCTCACCAAAACTACCATCGAAACCTTAAAGCCTGAATTGGCCCAAATCTCTTCACTCACCTTTACAGGCCGTCAGTCTCGCCCGTATTTGCCTGGGCGCATTGCCATTAATGACCAACGTTATCCCGTGACCGTCGCGAAAGCCGATGAATACGCGATGACGTGGGCGCACCGTGACCGCTTATTACAAGTTGACCGACTCATTGATTGTTTGATGGACGATATCGGCCCCGAGCCAGGTACACAGTATCACCTCACGTTAACGGCACCAGGGGAGGCAGAGCCAGTCTGGACGTTGGTATTAACCGATAACCAGGTGGTTTTGCCTTATGACACCAAAACCACCTCACGCCCTGCGCAGGCTCACTATTTGCAGCTTTGGTCAGAATGCAACGGCCGCCGTTCGCGGGAGACCTTTACCACGTTAATGCCTGTCGGGCTAATTGTCATTGAACCTGAAATCCCTGAAGAACCGAGTGAAGCGGAGGTGACTGATGTCTGATTACTTCTACGGTCAAGGTAAAGTGTCACTGGCGGTTCGCCAGCATGGTAAGCCGCTCAATTTACGGTGGGTCGGCGACGTTGACCAGCTCACGGTCTCTTTTGCGAGTCGCTCGCAGATGAAACAGCACGCACAGCAAGGCATTGTGCATAACACCCAAAAGCACATTACACACCAATCGTGCCAAGTGAGTGCAAACTTTTTCACGTTTTCACCTGAGAATATCGCACTTGCTGTATTTGGTCGGTCTTTATCTCCCAAGGCTCACGCCACAAAAGAAACACTCCCAATGGGTGTGGTTGCGGGAGGTCGTTACGCACTACTGCAAGTGAACGTATGGGATGTGGTGATACCTGGTTTGGTTGACGGTGTTGACTATCGTATCAATACGGTTTTTGGGGCGCTCGATATCTTAAAAACCCCGATTACACAGCCCATTACCGTGCATTACAAATATGCGGGTAATGACACCGTGCCATTTCTAACCAATAAGCCATTAGAGCTAATGTTACGTTATGAAGCCATTAACTTGGCTGAAGAAATGTCACCCGTATTGGTCGAACTGTACCGATTGCAATTTGATGTCACGGATGCGTTAGAGCTGATTAATAACGCGACAACCCTCAGCAGCTTTGAACTCAATGCGGATGTGCTACTCGATACTACTCGGCCTGCAAATGACTTGTTTGGGCAATATGGCCGCTACGTCATTAGTCGCCCAATCACCCATTCATCACAAGGCGAATTGTCGCCAATGATTACCACTGGTGCCGTAGGCGGCACAATTACGACGGTTTACCCGAGGGATGCATCATGACACCTTTTTATACGATACTCACAAACTACGGTAAAACCGCCCTAGCAGAGGCCTTGGCTGCACAGCAACCGTTAAAAATCCCATATATGGCCGTGGGGGATGGCGCGGGGGAATATTACGACCCAACCGAAACGCAAACGAACCTTCGCAACGAGCAGTGGCGAGGTGACTTGAATGACTTGCGTACGGATGAAGAGCTTCAGGGGCAAGTGATTGCAGAAGCGATTATTCCGCACGGGATTGATGGGGATTGGACAGCGCGAGAAATTGGATTGTTTGATGGCAAAGGCGGTCTGGTTGCAGTGGGCAAATACCCTGAAACCTATGTTCCCTCGGCACTTTCAGGGGCGAGAAGCCAAATCTATATCAATATTGTCATCAAAATTGATAACGTGGCCGCCGTTGAGCTCATTGTTGATCATGGACAAGTCCTAGCTAATAAGCTATTTGTGCAAAACTTTTTTGATAAACTTCAGGTGGGCGATGGCTCAATGATTGGGCTACCTGTCGGCACACTAAGAGATGCTATTGATTGGGTCACGCCTCGGATGTTTGGCGCTGAGTCTTATTTTGACTTATATGACGGACAGGCTTCATCATCTAAAGCACTTCAAGACGCTATTAATTATGCGTACGAAAATGGTAAAACGGTTACTTTGGGTGTGGGTGAAAAGTTATTTTTGGATGCCCCGATTAGATTTAAAGGGAAAGTGTTTAATCTTAATGGTGGGATATTAGAAGTGTCTCCAAGCTACGCAGGGAATGTGGTTGAGCTTGGCAGTGATGACCCTGCATTGTGGGGTGCGACAGATGGATACTTCGGTAACTTCACAATACAGACAACAAAAGAAGATGACCGAACTGCAACAAGAGCAGAAAAGGAAGGTCAGTACACAGGATTATATTATGACACGACGTATCGACCTGTGTTTAATGTGCAGCCGTCTGGTATCCACATTAACAGGCCGAAAATTGGTATCCGTTGGGCTGGATCTAATGTTGATTTAAACGGATGGTCTACATCTTTAATACATAGCGGGTGCTCAATACTTGGTTTTGAAATTGCTATTCAAGTTGATAAAACGGCTGGCATTGTTGGTGAAAACATATTCAATGACTTGATGCTATATAATCAAAGAACCACTCCGAATGCTAAAGTGTTCAAGCTGGAAAAAGGCACGTCGTTAATATTAAACAACCCTATTTTTTGGAACGATGGCGCTGAAACATTCGACATGTTTGATATTACGTCACTGTCCCCAATGGCAATGGTGAGTATTAACGGTGGCTACTTCGAGAGTGACGCAAGTACGTTTGTTCACCCGCAGGTGGCGATTAATGGCAACCTAAAAGTGACAACAAAATCTGGTGGGGGTGATGCAACGAAAGCCGTTATTTTCCAGCCCAATATCACAGGGGCGCAGGTTAATAACTTAATCTCATGCGAGCCTGATAAATGGATTGTTGTGTCTGGTGGTGTTTCTGGCATTAGCTCTTACTATCAATCTAGACCGATGTATGCACTGGCATCAAACACAACGCTCAGGTTTGATGTTGGTGATGAAGGCTGCTTTAAAGGGCTTAGTAATTTAACATTCAGCTGTTGGATGAATGATACCCAGTACAGTAAGAGTTATCTTGGGATTCAAGTTACGTATAGCGATGGGACTCAAGATAACTTCTCATCAGCGTATGTATTTGGTAACGGTAAAAATCATTTGGCTGGTGTAAGAGTTGCTCCGAAGGGTTTAGCTAAAGACAAGATACCGACTCGGATGTTTGTGACAATCAACACAACAAGCAATACGTGCAAAGTTGGTATTCCTGTTCTTAGCACATCTTCTAATATGCCACTTTACAATGTGCCTTTAGATGGTGCGTTATCTGTTTATAAATGGAATCTACTTGAAAGTGGCAACCCCAAGCCGAGTGTAAGAAATGGGTATTTCCATAAAACTGCTAATACCACAGCAACAAAATACACTGATTTTACAGGGGCCTTTGCCAACCAAAAGATATTTATCAAAGTTGCTGATTCAAATACAAGTATCGACCTATCAAATCTAGGAAATTTAAGGGGCAACACGCCTACGGGCACAATTGTCGCATCTTATAAATTAAACGTGGGTGATGTAATAAAAGCTGAAAAGGATTTAGATAGCCGCTGGTATTGTACGATTATTCGCGGTTCGGATTTGTAAGGACGAAGTATATTCGCTTTAATTAATATTAAAAAGCGAAGATGGATGCTTTTTCTGCTCAGCGCTTCATGGGTTAATCAGTAGTGATCAATTTTGCATAGTGCAAAATCAGCAATTTAACCGAGTCTATATAATGCGGAATTGATTACTTATTTATGCAAAATATTTCGCCGCGCTACATAAAGGGGCGAAAAAAGTTTACGGTATTGAGCTTTCAAGTAACATGATAGAACAAGCCAAAAAGCTGACCCATACTGATGATATTGAGTATATTCATGCGTCAATGACTGATCCTATGACATTCGTTGAACATTTTGACTTTATTATTTCCTCTCTTGCAATCCACTATATCGAAAACTTTAATCAGCTTGCAAGCGAGGTCTATTCTCACCTCAAAGAGGGCGGGAAATTTATATTTTCGGTTGAACATCCAATGTGTACGGCTCATGCATCTTCATTTATGAAAAATGAGTCTGGTGAGTTTATCTGTATGCCTGTCGATAATTATCAGGATGAATCTATACGTCATACCTCATGGTTTGTTGATAACGTCATTAAATATCACCGAACTGTCGAAAGTTATATTATGGGGTTACTCAACGCAGGATTTGTTATCGATGCACTTAAAGAGCCCAAAGTCATTAATGAAGCCCTATTGGCAAAACCAGAAGCTGAAATTTTTAATCGCTATTCACCTTTTTTAATTATTAGCGCACACCGCTAG